GCAATACTCATGCCCCTATGCCACCAGTATCTGCGAGAAGATTTGCTACGCAGGGAAACTGGAGAAGATGTATACCTCGGTTCGTGAAGTGTTACTTCACAACTGGAATGCCCTACGTAATGCCGATAGGTATGACATGTGGGCAATGCTCGACACCATGATTCTGGATTTCAAATCAGAATGCGACACCAAAGGTGTCGAGAAACTATTTCGTATCCATTGGGATGGCGACTTCTTCAACGACCAATACACATGGGCGTGGAAGGTAGTCATCGAGAACCATCCCGACATACAGTTCTGGGTGTACACACGTAACCCAGACGCAGCTCGTGCGTTACGTAACATTCCCAATCTCTCGCTGTATTACTCTGCAGATGCAGAGAACTGGGAGTTCGCACCGCAAGGTGTGAAGATTGCTTACCTCGCTGACACTTTCAGTGATGGTAAGCGAATCATGCTAGCAATGACAGGTAAAGCGGGAGCCTCATGTCCCGAACAACTCAAGCGCATCCCACTCATCTCCGAAAAGGGTGGAGCCTGTGCGGTATGCCGTCTCTGCGTAGATGGTAAGTCCGACATTCGATTCAGTATCACCAAACGATAGGAGCAAACATGGAACCATCATTTCGAATAGCGCAAGTAGAGTTTCTACTTACGCAATACTCAGAAGCAACGCATCGCAGTGGCATGCGTGACCTTGCTCTATGGCAGAGCCTGACCACGCAATATTATGAAGACCCAAGTCAATGGGACATCATCCCTTTAGTTACTAAAGAGGAAGCCTTTGACCGCATGGTCAAGGATGACTGGCACGTAGACATGGGCGATAAATTCTATGGACTCGATTACGAAACCATAGATGAAGAGGTGCTTGATTATCTCAAGCGAAACAAACTCGTCAAAGACATCAATGAGATTGATGAACCAGACGAGAGTAATGACTAGGCATGTGCGTATTCTTTATAGCACATCTTTAGATGTGCTTTGAAGATAGCCACCGAAACACCAACCGAAAGGAGCACCACAATGGAAACAGAAACAGTAACAGGAACAGAGTCACCCAAATTATTGGTTGACGAAATCAAAGAGCAGATAGCAACACTCGAAGCACAGGTCAGCACCCTGCGTGACACACTAACTCGTGAACGTGGCAACGTTCGTGAGTTATACAAGCAAATCAACGACGATATCCAATCCAACGAGTTGGATGAGAACTCAACGCTCACCTATGGTGAACTAAGTGAGCACCTAGAGAATGTCTTCGGCAACGCACTCTCATTCCTCAAAGAGTATGAAACACGTATCGAGGTCAAGGTCAACGTGGTCGCTAAGTTCTGGGCTACAGATGACACGTCAGCACGTGAAGTCGCAGAGTCAATCGAACTCAACATCGACGAAGATAACGTCGAGTGGAGTGGTGATGGTCAAGATGAAATCACCGAGGTATATGTAGACGACACTCGCATCCGCAGTGTTGAAGAGCAATAGAAAGGAAGCACATGGCTGAATACTCAGAAGAGCAACTACGCAGAAAGAGTCACTTAGAAAACGGTGGCACTATTGCTAACTATGACCGCTCAATCAAGAGCACACCGAGACGAGGTGACCGCGTCGCAAACGGCGCGGTCATACTCGATATCAAGAAGACTGTAGGCGATGGATGGATTGTCCTCTGCCTATGGTCAGATGAATCACCTCATCACCCATTCATTACATGGTGGGCGTACTGGTCTGAGACAGGCGAGCTACGTACCAGCATGGGTCATTACTATGACCAACTCTCTCAGGCGATTGTTGACTTTGACAGTCGTTCGTGAGATACTATCTCCCACACAACCACTAACGAAAGGAAACATAATGACACGCAGAACGTCAGCAAGTATTGCTGGCTCAGCAGTAACCGCAACATCCGCACAAGACGCAGCACAACAGGCTGGTCTTGACTGGCACGTATCACTCGCAGAACTGGAGGCTGTCTCCGTCAGCGATGAAGGGGTTTCACGACTCCCTGTTCCAGACCGATTCGCCACCGTTCGTACCAACAAAGATGGTACGGAATCAGCACTCGGTGTTATCGGCACACGTTACAAGGTGTTCCAGAATGGAGAGATGTTCTCCGCACTGGATTCACTGGTCGATTCAGGTGAAGCACGATACGCCAACGCAGGTGAACTGCGTGGCGGTGCTCAAGTCTGGATGCTCTTGGAGTTACCAAGAGAGGTCAAGATAAAGGGTGACCCACATGCAGCGTACCTGCTAGCTCGTACCTCACATGATGGTTCATGCTCACTCGGCGTTACGCCAGTGGTCAACCGTCTCTTCTGCTCCAATCAAATCAGTGGCATCTTCCGTAAGGATTGCAAGTATTCCTTGCACCACACAACCAACTCTCGACTTAACGTCGAGCAGATGCGGAACATGCTCAACGTAATCTATACAGGTATAGAGACATACGAAACCATCGCCGACAAGTTACTCAACGAATCGGTAAACGATTGGCAAGTAGAAGGGTTCTTCCGCAGGATGTGGACGTTACCATCTACCATCGAGCAGACTCCGTACAACAAACTCACCACTGGTGAGCGACGTACATACAACAGGGTGATGGACTCACGTCAAACTGCGTTCAACATCTACAAGCATGGCAGTACACAGGAGAACATCCGAGGTACTAAGTTCGGTGCGTTCCAAGCAATCGTCGAGTATCTCGACTGGAACTCACACAAGTCAGAGGCTACTCGTGCAGAGCGAGTAATCTCAGGCAAGTACGATAAACTCAAGAGCAAAGCTCTTGATGTAGTCCAACTAATAGGGAGGTAGAACTATATGCCAAAATACATAGTAAGAACTGTGAGTGAGGCAATCAGCACTCATAAAGACTACACAATAAATGCAGAAGATGAAGACGACGCACGTCAAATAGTCAGTGATATCATTGACGATAAGTACATAGATGAAGACCACGATTGGGAAATAACCGAAGTTAGGGAGGCAGTATGACCAACCCGCTAGAGAAATACCTAACTAAACACAAGCATGTATCTGTGCCACTCACTCCACGAGTGGCGCAGTACTTACTAAAAGCGCTCGACTACCTGCACATCTACTCAGTCAAGCACAATGAACCTGCTCTTGTAGAGCAGCCATTGCACAGCGAAGTTGAGGAGATGGTGGTCGATGTGATTGCATCCGCTCCAGAGGAGGATGATGATGGGAAAACTACGCAATAATCAAACACTAGAAACCAACCCAGCCACGCTCGCGGTGCAACCGAGAGCAGGCTGGTCTTGGTACTGCGGTTACCATGACACTGCTGGCTCAGGCGATGACAAGAGTGAGGTGCAGTTCATGGCAGGAGCACATATGCATTACCATCAGATAGATGGTGACGTGTGTGAACTTTACTATCGTAAACACAAAATAAAAAAGGAGGTAAGTTAGCATGGTTATCTATCTGGCTAGCGTAATTCTTATCTGCCCTTTTTGTAGGGCAGAGATTGAAAGACCTACAGAGAAGGAAGCAGAAGAGGCACTGGCTCAACACAAACAATACGTTAAGTGTGAGGCAGGATACTGATGCCACGTCTACGACCAACTGAAATCAAGTTAGTATCTAACTTACTTGACCCTGATAACACTAACTCCGAAAGTGCTACGGAACTTGCGGAAGAAATCATTGAGGCTCTTGATGAATCAAGAGGCAAGCGTGATTCTTACGTGCTCGTAGCACAGCTAGCGTCATGGGCTCCAGTCCAAGCGTTCGGCGGGTTTGGTACTAAGTTACAGGCAGAGAAATTCGTATCTAATCTTGCCTCCCCTGATGGGGGAGGCAAGGCTACGGTCTGCCGTCTGGAACTACCCGAAAATTTTTTACAACGGATAGGAGGTAAGTGATGTTACTAGAACTAATTATGCTCGTGCTCGGCGTTGCCGTCGGTTATTACCGAGGCAAGAAGGATGGCGAGGATGAGATGTACAGATTATGTACAGGTGCTGACGAAGCACGTCGATTGTTCTATTCAGAGATATCTAAAAAAACTAAGTAGTACTACCAGGGGTGGGGGCTTGCGCCTCCGCCCCTTTTTCTTTACGCGCCTGCGTTTCCGAGTTTGCTTTAGTAATCCAATACAATTTATAGAACTCTTCGTCGAATGCAAATCTCTTCATGTGCTTTACTGTTGCACCAGTATGTACATGTAATGGAATCCCAGCCTCTTTCATCTTCATGAAGAACTGGATATCCTCACCGATGAATGTATCTTTATCAGTGTTCGTTTCATCCATTGACTCCATGAAGAATGAACCATCACCATGGAACTCACGCATCTTGTCAGCCACCGACCTGTGCATCAGAAGGAATCCGAACCCAGCATAATCAACCTTGAGTAAAGCATTCGGTGGCAGGGGATGTACATAACTCATCAAGTATTTATCACCTTCATGCGCCATGAAGATTGCAGGATACGGCTCCATGATTGAACTCTCCATCTGCTTAGAGATGAAGTAAGTTCCGCTAATAACAGGTCGCTCTTGTGGATGTCTAGCAGCCCAGGCTTTATGCAAAGCATCGTTAGTTAAAACGATATCGCTATCCACCCAAAGTAACCAATCGAAGTTAGTTTTCTTGTGCCAGACATCGAAGGCGGTTTGACGCTGCCTACCTATTTGGTTACCTTGTACGCGCTGAGCACTGGTGATGGGTAGTCCTGCTGTTAATATTGTGTAGACAACACCCTCCATGAACTTACCATCGACTGTTCCATTGTCACACCAGCAGACCATTATCTGGTCATTAGATGTGCTATTAACAGCCTTCGCTTTCTCGGTTCTTTTCCATGGATTTCCTGACTTACCCATTATGTTCCTTTTACTTTTTCTTTTTTCTAGTTACCGCTGCATTATCAACTAGGTTTGGATATGGACGACCCGCAGCTTTAGCACGAGCTCTGGCTGCTGCCTTCTGTGCTGGTGTCAACGGAGTTGACTTCTTCTTAGGATTAGCTGTCTTCCAAAAAGGTTTCTTCTTCATTAGTATGGTGTTACCCCTCCGAGATATTCTGATATATCTCTTAGTCCTTTGTTTATTATCTGCTCCACCCTTTGTGGAGAGATATCCCACTGTTTGGCAATCTCTGTAAGAGATTCGTCCTGACCGTACTTGGATTTTAATATGCTGTATGTACGTAAATCTAGTTTAGACATGGCTCTATCTACATCCGCTAACATAGCCAGCAAGTTGTTTCCTTCATTCGGCTGTCTTTTTGCCCTGACTCCATGCACATTCGGGTCCATCACTTGGTTTGCCACTTGTGCATTATTGGAACCAAGAACTTTAATCAAAGTCTCAATCATAGCCAGACGATAAAAGTACTCATCACCCAGCTCATACCCAAGAGCCTTTGCTTTTTCTTTTCTGGCATACCGTTCGCCAGCCCTGCGAATGAATGTAGTAAATGCTTTATAACCCATCTTTTGTTCTATTGGATTGTCGCGGATTAGGTACTCGGCTACCTTGTCCTTACGTTTCCATGCATACTCATTCATTGCCTGCTTCAAATCGTCAAGCTCAACAAACCTATGATACTTTTTTGATATGTTCCAGGCTACGGTTGTGGTTATCTCAACAACCTGTTGCCAGACATCGTCAGTCTTGTACAGTTCAACCATTAGACTTTACTAAATATTCCGTTGCTCTCAATAGTAATACAATGTCATCACTAAACAAACCTAGGGCGCGATTGTGATTAGAGCATAACAAGCCCCGCACTTTGCCAGTCTTATGGTTGTGGTCTATATCAAGAGCTCTCTTAGATGGTGGCTCCTTACATATAGCGCAGACACCATCTTGCTCAAAGAGCATACGTTCGTAGTCCTTAACGTCAATACCGTAGTGACGTATTCTTGAGATGCGGTTTTCCGCGTATGTTTTATTTCTGTTTCTTGGCATACTTAGCCCACACTCCACGCTCTACCATTAGTGCAATGATTGCGTAGTTCGCTAAGTCAATAAATGAATCTTCAAGCGATTCATTTTCTGGAGCTATAGTCTTTGTACTATAGATAAGATTCTTCAATCTCTCCAGCTTGTCGGACATACGCACCATCAGCCCATTGGTTGCGCCACCTGGCGCATGCCAGATGTTGTATGGACCATAGTCGATTTGTTTTTTTACTAAAATTTTTAATAGCTCGTCAAAAATTTTTTGTGCATCTTCTTCGAACTGTAAGATGGCTGTGTCTTCTGACATGGAGCTCCTATTCACTTAATGCCTTAACCAGTTTGGTTAACGCGTGAGCTCCTTGGTTGATAATTATACTATTGATATCACTGTCGGGCGGTAGCGACACACGGACAGCCTGAGGGATTGCATCCTGTAACCGTCGAGCTAAATCCTGCCCAGGGTTAGAGCCATCTTCCTTAACGTCATTATCAGTCGCTATAACAACGCGACCAATCCCATCAAAACAACGGCTAAAGTGAGGCTTCCAAGCATTAACGCCAGCCACAGCGACAGCAGGATGACCAACAAGAGTAGCACTAATCGCATCTATCTCTCCCTCCACTATTAAAACTTCATGTATTGCGTGGATAACTGCACTTACATTGTATAGGTGGTGCTTCTGACCAGTAGGAATCATGTACTTTGGTTCACCATCGTCAACGCGACGAAACTTAAATCCAACCACCCCAGCCTCGGTTATGTATGGGATAGACAAATGATTCTTTAATCTTTCCTCATGACCAGGTGCTGGGTCGACCACGTAACCAAGCATGAATCGCTCAGCTCCAGCAAGGATGCCACGCTTTTCTAAGTATGCCTCGGCTGGTGAACCAGTAAGGTTAGCGTGATAGGTCTTAGCAGCCTTGGTCCATAAGTCTATGAGTTTTTGATTAGGCTTCATTTCTTCTCCTGCCTGTGTACCACAAAGGGAGGAGCAGTGTACACATCATTCTTTGCTGCAATTTGTAGCGCCTTCTTCCAGCCAGCGCCAGATGCGATAGCACCTATGGCATAGGAAGACCCTGAACCTAAGCCATAGATACCATCATCGCGTAGGAAGACTGAGTACGTATCATCTATTTCATAGATGGTTCCGTTCACAGCCATTAAAAATAAAAACTCATAATCTTCTGCCTTCTCATCATGAACAAAACCGTTATCTCGTAAGCACTCTCTCATATTAGGTATGACAGTTGTAATCATAAAATGGTAGATGTCTTTAATATTAGCTGGAATAGTTGGTGGTTTCCATATATGTTGGACTATGTCACATGGCTGTGTAGTGCCAGCTCCAGCAATAAGGAACTTGCCTCGCTTTATAATCTTAGTTGTAATCGGATGGGCATACGGTCTGCCCTTCTCGGTTGTAGTTCTGCTGTCGGCTGCGATGACGCAGCCGTCAGCTTCTTGAATACCAATGATTGTAGTCATAGTGTCGCCCTCAATCTTGGTGGAGTCCAGCGACTCTTAGACTTACGTTTCCTTGTCGGGGCTTGACTCTTTGACTCCTTGCCAATGTTCTTCTCTGCCCATTTGCGAGCTTCTGGGTACGCCAAGTTTTCGCGAGCCATGACAATCTGTATACCAGCGCCACGTCCGTTACACGCATAGCATACCCAGACACCCTTCTCCGAGTTAACCGAGGCAGACTTACGTGAGTCATCATGTACAGGACAGTGAATGGATTTGTCCCCACCTAACGGTAAGTCTAATCCGTAATGACTAAAGACTGCCTCAAGGAACTCAGACTGATTCATTTATTAATACCAATTCCTTTCCTGGTGGAACCTGTACGCCCCGCACCAAGTTTCATAACGATGTAGCACATACTTGTGTGCTTCTTCGGTCTGTTTGAGTAATGACCATTCGGGTTTACCCCAAAGTAATTGCCATACTCCACGTGCTCCACTCGATTTATTGAATGAGTTCACGTTGTATCGGCTCTCCTTGTACGCTATTCGTAGCGCACACTGAACCTCGCGCTCGTTGATAGTAAACTGTGATATCGCGAACCTCACTCGGTCCTTCTTGTCCGTGATAACGGACAACTGTTTCTCGATTGTAAGTGTTGGCGATATGGCTTGGGCTGGTGTTGCCAAAGGCAACAGCACTCCAAACAGTATTACTAGTATTAACCGCATAGTTACCTCTTTTCATTTTGCGATGCACTGTCACTGCTTCACTGATGTCCATTGTAACCTGCCTGTTTAAGCAGATTCACCCAGAGCTCTGCGGTCATGACCGCGTATGACTCTGAGATATTAGATGTGCCACGCTTTTTGATGAGGACAACGCCTGTCTCTGCATCTGCGTGTATCATTTCATCCTCTAGCTCTTGTAAGTAGCCAGGAATATTAAACTTCTTTTCATTCTTACATTCAATAACCACACCATTGATACCGTCAATATCACCGACATCGTCGTGTCGACCCGCACCGTAAGCTCGCTCCGCACATGGGTAGCCCATAGAGATTAGCCACTTGACTACGTCACGTTCGTACTGTGAACCTTTGCGCTTGGATGGCGTACTCATTACAGCTCAACTGATAGCCAGATTATTCCAAGGTCTAAGTTGATTGAGTAGCGGTCAACTGAGAATCCAAGAGCCAACCTCTTGAAATTGTATCCGATACAAATATAAATCTTGCCAAGTCTGAGGTGCTTACTTGCAAATAGTGTCATACAAAGTCCTTTACTAGTATCTCTTTGAGTATTATATTCTTTTTCCTACGGATTGATTTTCTTTCTACTGGGGTTGTGCCTCCCCACATTCCATGTTTCTCATGGCGTATTGCCCATTCAAGACATTGAATCTTAACCACGCACCCTTCACATATCTTTCGAGCAAAGCTATATAGGTCGACTCCGCTTCCCCCATCTTCTGGGAAAAAAAATTCGACACCTACTTCTCTACATAACCCCTTGGTTAAGTCTGGTAATTGCATTGAGTAGTTCCTCAATCCTATTCAAATCGTTGGCATCCATTACCAACCGAGTGCCGTAACCATAATCATATAAACTATGTTTGGCAAGAAATTCTTCTCGTGTTATCCATCCTTTTATATCGAAATAACTTTCGACATGAGGCAATTGTTTATCGCCAAAGAACTGGACGAGAACCGCGATGTCAGATACAAATAGTTCTGACGAATTAAATATCAGTGTGGCTAAGGTAGAAGTCTTAACCTGTATAGTCTTTCCTAATACAGTTAAGAGGTCGTGTCCGTTATCGCCAGATGGCGAAATCGTTTCGTCCAATGGACACCCAAGTATTCGAGCACATGCCACTTCACCCAAGCGCCCCATAAGATTAACCGAATACGACGAATTATTCTTATCAAACTTTTTATCCACCACCTGAAATTGTTTTTTATTTTCTCTTACCCTGTGGATAAACCGCAAGGCATCCATTGTTTCATCTTCAGTTAAATGAACAATCATTTCCATTCACCTAGAGTTCGAGCTCTAAATAAATCTGATGATGTGTTATACAGAATCATCTTACTAGCTTCAGCTGCAAGGGTTACATACTCTTCTGCATTAGGGTCTGCTTTACCATGACGGTTCTTTACAACCGCAACGCGATAAGCATTGGCTATGCTATCCAGCGCCACAGACAAAACCAATTCTGGTAGGGCTGCAACCTTGCCCATCAGGGCTTTGCGTGGCGCTGGATAATTTGGCTTACTCATTTTTTCATTCTCAGATACATGGTGCAAAACAATGAAAGCGGTTTCATATTCACGCGCCATGTAATGAAAGGCGGACATAGCGTCGCGTAACGCAGTCCATTCATTGTCGCTACTTGAAGCGACGTTCATTAAGTTATCTACATATACAGCTGTAGGGGCAGAGCCATGAAGTTCTATCCAGGCTTCTATCTCCTCCTCAATATCTTGAAGAGAAGGCGCTGGGTCGAAGCTGAATCGAATATGACCTGCCCCTTCAGACAGTGCGTCTTCGAGAAGAACGCTAGCTTCTGAATCCATAATCCGCTCAATATCAGTAACAACTTTATTCATGATGATTGCGCCAGCACGTGTTGCAATCGTACGTGAATCAGAGTCTGCTGATATGTACAGACCAGGGACTTTTGAAACTATGGCGTACCATAATGCAAGTAGGGTCTTACCGCCTCCAGGTTGCCCTGCAATCAAATGCAGTTGAGCCTGTCGAAAGGAGACAGAACAGGCAGTAAGTTGTGGAAGTAACTCTGGCAATTTCTTACCAGCTGGTGATTCCACACCCACTACTTGCAATAAGGAACGCATGCTTAGGCTTTAGTCCAGATTGTTTCTGCTTCGGCGACACCAGGCTTAAAGGGTTTTGGTCCTTTGGATGGGTCAAACCAACCAACATAGGATTTGCCTGCCTTTGAGATACCCTTTTTCTTGGCGTATTTACCGCGACCATCTGGTAGTTGAGGCGCATCTGGATGTCCATATGTCCATTCATTACCGTATTTATCTTTAACAACCTCGATTGAATCGGGTGTTGTTGTAACAGGCACTGGCTGCATGCCAGCATCTTGTATGGTTTGTATCGCTTTGTCTAAGCTGGTTTGCCCAGCACGACTTAGCAATTGCATCTGCAAGTCATTCGCCGAAGCGATTGCTAGTGATGCTGCTTGGAGATTGGCATTGAACTCTTGGATAGCGTTACCTCGGACGGTAAACAAGTCCTGTCCATTGAGTTTGCCAGTATATGAAAACATAGACTCAGTCATCTAGTTTTCCTTTCTTTCCCCTTTATTGTAGGTATTTGCAAAGGGAAATCTTTTGAGCCCATAGCTGGGCATTTATCTTGGAACGAACACATCTTACAATTCTCACCAACCGATGGTGGGAACCAAGCTTTTGCGATGCTTTCGTTCATGGCACTAAAAACATATTCGAAATAATCTATTGTCAAATGTGATAAATCCATAAGGTCATCAAGTTGACCTTGACGTGTCATGAAAAAAGCGCCCCACTTAGGGCGAATGTTATACATCCGTTCAATACCAGAGGCGTATAGCCCTGCTTGAATCATGCCAAATGGTGTCCTAGCACCAGTCTTATAGTCAACGATTACCAAGTCTTCCCCTACTTGGTAAACAGCATCTACGACAAAGCGGACAGGTGTGCCTCCGAAATGCACACTTGCATCCCACTCGATACCAGGACGACCATCAGGCATGGTGGCGATTTTCCACCCAGATTGCGTATACCACTTGTGGTATGCCTCAACCTGGCGCAGTCCATCGTCTTGCCAGAAAGACAAGTCCTCTCCATCTGGTCGAGCTATGGTCTTGCGACCACTGGTCTTCCATTCGGTAGAAGGTATACCTGTCTGTTCTTCGGAAATTCTAACGGCTTCGTTAAATACGTCAAGCCACTTCTCAGCTAAACTCATCGTAGTCCCCTGGCTTAAAATTTGGGTCGTCTATCGGTGTAGGCGTGGTCATCGGTGAACCACACATGGCGCAGAAACTGTCAGTAAACCACATGACCAATTGGTAATCTTCGAACACGGCTCTAATAATCTGGATGTTGGAACCACAATTGATACATTCATTACTGGGTATACCCCTTTGATTAATTAGACTTTTGCTGTTTATAGAACTCACGATTCAACCATTCCAACATGGAGTGAACAGCAGAACCAGCAGCCAAATAAACCGCAGGTTTTTCTGGGACCATAGCTACTTTACTGAGGTAGTATTTTTGAGGGCAAGATTGCCAAGTGGTTAACTGGCTGTATGACCTATGTGGGGGAAGCTCATGCATTTTCATACGATATCCTTTCTGATTCAATTACCAAGTAAGACACGCCGTTTGTTTTTTAACCAAGTCCGTGATAAGTTTGAGGGGTGGTGGGCGGGAAAGGCTCGCCAGAGGGCGAGCCGATGAAAGAATTAGAGAAGTTCATAAACAAGATAGAGGATGCTAAGACATACTTAGCAGACGACCATAAAGATAAAGAGTGGATGGATGGATTTAATGCTGGTCTTGGTTGGGCAATACGAATTTTAAAGAAAGATAAATCGGCTTATTAAATACAAAAAGAAGGGGGAACCGTTTGGTTCCCCCTTTCTTTCTGGCTCCCTACCATTCAGGTGGAGCTACTGCGAGCGCATCCAGCGTGGCTAGGTTGATGCACCCGACTGCTGGGATGGAAAGCGTATGCTGCAAACCCTTTAGAACTTCAGCCAGGGGAGCATCGAGCACATCATCTCCAGCGATATTGAGCGCCAGTCTTACCGCATTGACCAACGGATGGCGCTCTCCTGGACTAACCAGGGATATTAGTTTGTTCTGTTCCATTATGTAATTGGAACCTCAGTGTCAATTGTTTGTAATTGAACTGTTAAGATTCCTCCGAATCCTGATGCAAATGTGGGTGGCGCAGTCTGTTCAAACTGGATAGCACGGATTGTACAGACACGTTCTTCTCCCGAAGAAAAGTCTTGGAATAATACCGCTCCTCCATTTTGCTCAATACGCTCAAGATAGTTGATACGTTCCCAGGGAGTAGATACTTTTGTGACTCCGTTGACATCTCTTTCCTCCTCATAGCAAAGCAATGGAATTGTTAACGTTCTTGACCGTAGCGGTGCTGGTAATGCACGGCATTGCCACTCTTCAACCGTTGGTCCAACAGAAGAAGCGCTTGTGCTTCGACTCAATGTTAATGAAACTTCAAAATGGTCTGCGGGTGCTAGACCTGCGGACAACTGGAACTCCGTTAAACCAGTTAATGGTATCGAATCAATTTGCGTAGTGTTAAGAGTTTGGTCGTATACAGAAAAACCAATAGTTCCACCTGTTCCCTCAGCTCTTACTGCTAAAGATACTGGTTGTTTTTTCTCTGCAGTACCCCAACGAATCCATCCAGATTTTACCGTGCCAGATGTTGCAAGCTCGGTTGCGTGTTCTATCCAAACACCAGATGCTCCAACTATAAACTTGCGACCTGTTGTACCAAGAAATGAAACACCCTCTACCGTAGATGAATCTGTTTCTAAGTCAGCAGCGTAAGCGTAACCATTGTCCACTTCTTGACCAAGGTCAATTCGCCATAAACCTTTTTTAGAATTAATATCCTTAGACCTTGTAGCAAAAACATATCTGCTGGTAAAAGCAATATCTTTAACTTCTCCAGAAACATTTAATGGACCATAAGAAAAAGATGTTCCATCGGAATTTTGTTCTCCAATACGTACGCCTTGTGTTGTAGCCATAACTACGTATTCATTTAGATAGGTACGAACTTGGTTAAGTGTCTCACCTCTTGGAAGTTCAGCAATAACTATGGGGTCTTTTATTGCAGCTAATGGTGAAGTCTCGTCAATTGAAAAAGATAATACACGGCTTACAGCGCCAAGTGTGTAGCCAACAATAATTGCACTATTAAGTTCTCCGATGGAATTATACACAAGGTTAGAATCTTTGAACGTGTAACGTTCTTCAGTGTTTCCGATTGTAACTGGCGCAGAAGCTGGAAACCTTGATAACTCATAAACAACGCAAGCGGTTGTATCTTCCTTAGCCCCTATTACAATACGGTCTTTTACAAAGCCAATTGCCTGTATGGTAAACGTTGTTACACCGTTAGGTTTAGACCAAATTTTAGAAACCACCATTGAGGTACTGACGGTGTAGACACCATCACTACCCCCAACAATTGCGCTACTTCCATCGCTAGTTAGGACGTGTGCTGTGATAGATGTAGATAACGAAGTAGAGGTAGATGTATTGCTTGAGCTGTTATAGTAAAAAACATTACCACCTTGGATATAAAAAGCACCGCCAGTAGTGGTAGCAGGCTTAGCGGTAATTGCGGTTGTTGAAAAGTTTGTTGTTGCTGGTAATAAACTGATAGCACCAGTGTTTGTAAATACGTCTATGTTATTAGATTCGTAAAATCTGAACTGGTCGGATGCGTCAGCATCATAGTAACGCTCGCCAGCACCATGATGCCAGGACGTGGCAGACCGAAGCCACCAGTTAGACAAGGAGTTTTCACCAGCAGATGCACCTTGGTCAATACGTTCTTTTTGATAAGTCGTGGTAATACGACTTACTTTATTTTCGTCAGACGCTGCCGAAAGCCATGGTGTATTACCAATAGCATAACTTGCAGCAAAATCTTCACGATTATATTTAACAAGCGCAGTGGGGATTGCTTGGCTAAGAATAATCGGTAGGTCGCCAACAAGTTCCTTGTTGTTTGTAGCCACGAGTTACCTCTACTTCTTATTGATTGGACAATTTGGACAGCAGCAATAATGGTGCGTCTTTGGCGCAGGTACTGGTTTCTTATCTGGCAATACAGCAATCGCAGCTTTGATGCGGTTCTTTAACTTAGGTTCGTTCATCCACCAGAACCAAGGGCTAGTGTCATTACCGTGACCATCGTTAATAGAAATATGAAGATGCTTGATGTGAGGGTTACTACCAGAATAAATCCTGTTTCCCTGCTTGGCTTTTTCTTTAGACCAAATTTTTTTATTAAAGATGAGATACTTGACGCGAACATCTTCTTTGAGTTTTTCAAAGATGACAGCACAATCTATTCCATTGGCTGGGTCATGGGTGAGGTCGACTGCTAGCCCAGTATTGTGGTCCGAAGTTGGGTTCGCTTTCAGGTGGGCTGCACTTGGCAACAATCCGTCCGACAACTTCTTTCGCTTCGGCGACAATGCTGTCGCCTGACGAAGAACAGCAATAGCAGCAGGAGTGGCTTTCTTGGCAACAACTATTTTCATTCATTGCCTTCCTTCCTTGTTATTATCTCATAATGAAAAGCGTTAGAGTCTTCTGTACTCCATTTCTTCTTATCTTCAACATCCCATTTATATTCGTTAATAATCCTATGTATTAGCGGATTGCCATACTTGACAGTATAGGACGGTTCAAATACAAAAATTCTATTGTTAGGCTGGATGGCATAGTTGCCATCATCTCGTTCTATTACATGACCGCATTTATGTTCATCAGGTGTTTCGGAGTATCCATCATCTAGCCTGTTGCTATCAGAGTTATGCCAGTCAAGGGTGAATAGATACTTGCCGTTGACCTTGGTCTTGTTCCTATCCACATAGTGCAGGCTTAGGTTTGTCAGGTTGGCAAACTTGGTTACTGTGATAAATGGGCTGAAAGAGTTCCATAGGACTAGGTTGTATAGGCTCTCTTGCGGTACACCAGGTGTCTTACAGAAAGCATTGATGGGCATACGCCACCATAGCCCGCCATCTTCCATCATAAAATGAAAGAGTGGGCTCCTATTCTGCACGCTGCTTACCCCAAATATCACGCAAGGAAAGTATTGGTCAAAGCTATCCTTCTGATTACGCAGGAAGTTGCCCCTGACAAAGCAGTCTATCGGCGGGATATTGGCGTTTAACTCAGGCATTTATCTCTTAATTGCTTCTTTGACCAACTCGGTCAATAGTTCAACCTTCTCCTCTAGTAAATCAATCTTATCCTTCAGACTAGAGCCACCATTGGGACGTAGTTCATATAGGTAATGCTTGACCATCCAGCGCACAGCGCCAGCAAAACCAGCAATCACTGTCATTACAGCAACAGCCAATCCCAACCATTCTGTAGGTGTCATCTATACGCTCCGTATCGTTACTAGCAAAGTGCCTCCAAAGCCTGAGAAGCGCTTATCTGTTGGTGTGCGGTTGATAAAATCCATCTCTTCTATGAGCCCGATAAAGGACTCACCTATTCTGAAATCCTGAACGACAATGGTATCGCCAAGGTTTTCTACTGCCTCTAGTTGTTGCATACGATCCCAAGCAGAACCTTCGTAGCCCACCTCTACACCAAACTTATCAGTCTCGTGGTCATAACAGAATACTGGATATTGAATCAACCTCTGACGAGGCGTTGCTACCAAAGACTTAATCTGATAGCCATTGAATGTTGGGCCAAGTGTGGTATCAGATGTGGACCTAGTAAAGGTAAACTTGAATGCTAGATACTCCTGAGCTGAGGCAGGATAAGGGATACCGCCCTCTGTGATGGTCTCACCCTGTGAATAGGTTCCGATATTGTATGAAGCCCCAGCAGCATCAACAGATTGTAGGCTCAAGCCACCATTAGTAGAGATAAATCTAGGAAAGAGCAACTTGAATATCTTAGGCTCTAGAGTGTTATAGCGGATATAACCAGTCTGCAAGTAACCAGATGCAACCTTGACTCCGTATGATTCAATCCATACCCCATCACCTGGAACGCTGAATGCTACGCGATCTGTGCCACCAAGGAAAGCTGTAGAGTTGGTAAGAGTAGTCTCGCCAGAGGCACATACATCCCAAGCATAGGCAAAGATTAGACTGTTAGTGACTACTGGCTGTGATAGGTCAATACGGACTAGACCTGATTCACCATCTTGCTTGGTAGATACATAAGCAAACTTATCTCTAAAGACCACATCGGTACACTCTGTCTCAAACAGCAGCGGTCCATAAGATACATCACCATCAGTACCTAGAACTCCTACTCGCACACCTTTGCTGGTGCATAGTACCGCGTAGACACCAAGGTAGGTATCAAAGGTATTGATAATCTCACCCTCTGGCAGGTCTATCACCACCGAAGGAACGTTTAATTCTGGAAAACCAAGAGCATTAGCGTTGGTTAAATCTAAAGTAATCTTATAGATAGATGAGTTCTTGCGGAGATGACCACCTACATAGATGGCCTCTGGACCTTCTGAGATAGTGGTCCAGGTCCAGTCAGACTGTGGGTGAGTATAAAAGGCTGAAGGTAATGCGCCACCTGCAGTGTGGTTAGGGTCTAATTCGTGTAATTCAGCATTTATTGCGGTGATTACACGCTGCTTGACGTATTTAATCCTAGCGTTGGTTGTAGATGCAGCATTGTAGGCTATAACACTGCTACCGCTAGTGATGTCTCCTCTATGGACTTTGGTTTGATTGACAAACCAGTATCTAGTTCCATCAGTGGTTAGGTCAAAGATAGTTGATGCAGTTCCTGCTTGGGTATAGGTAGATGAGGTAGGAGTATCGTTGCTCATCGTAATCTTCTTCAAATCTGAGCCATCTGCTACCACTAAACAGTCATTAGTTCCATCATTAGCACCAATGATTATCGGAGTATTGACGCTAGATAGAGCTCTGACCGTGCTGTTTAGCAGGGTAGCCTGTCCCTTGGTCCAGACATCTACACCTTTAGACTCGGTAAACTGGAAGCGTAGCGACTCATCTTGTAGCGGTTCAAAGTATTTGATACCAGCACCAAGGTGGAATGATGACTGTGATCGTAGCCACCAGCCTGTAAGAGTCTGTTCACCAGGCTCTCTGGTCTGGTCAATCTGTTGCTTACGATACTGAGCTGTAACCCTACGATAAGGCGTATCATCACTAGCAGTCAAAAAGAATGGCAGACCAGCAAAGGCTACATCGTATGCCTCGCCAGTTAATGAGTAACTGGTGGCCCCAGCAGGGTTGGAAAGCACATAGGGAATGCCCTCTGTAATATCATCGCCATAAGGTGGAACCAAGGTTTACTCCTTACTCCGTTGGAACTTCAACCCAAGAAGTTGTATCTTCATCCCAACGCCATTCGCCCTCTGTGGGCATAGGTGTAGGTGCTTCCCATAAATAAGTGTTTGCGTTCTTAATCCAAGATGGGAATGGTTGTGGTGTATAGAAACCAACTCCGTCATAGTGGTATCCAATACCTGCGTAGTTTTTACGCAATGCTTCTCCACCCACGCGGTTATTGACTCCGCCGTGTGTGTTATAGGAAGTTTGAACCCAAGTTCCGCCTAGATTGTTCTCACACCATTCTTTGGTATCAGCAACAATGACACGGAGTACTGTGTTGTCACTTCCAATTTCTGCAAAATGTGCCATTATTTTTCCTTTTCTTTTCCGTTGAACAATGCAACTGAGTCCTTTAGTTTTACTTCTCTTGAGGTGACATAGCCACCTTGATTATCCAATCTTTCTCTTGCAGATTTCTCATCTTCAGCAAGAATCTGAACCACCATCTTTATTTCATAGGTATATGCGTGTGTAGGTAAATTGCCTTCATCTTTGTTCTTAGCCATTTTTCTCCTTGAGATTATGCGGCATATCTAATTATTACTATTCCTGAGCCACCAGCGTATCCAGTAGAGTCACGACCTCCACCTCCACCACCGCCTGTATTAGTAGTTCCAGCAGCGCCTTCTCCTTTATGCTGCGTAACGAATGATAACGATACCGCTACCACCTGCTCCACCTGTACCAGCACTGTCTAGATAGCCAGCGCCACCACCGCCACCACCTGTGTTGA